GTAAACAAAGTCCAGTCCTCACCACTAGATGACTTAGTAAAGAAACTAAGAGATGTACGAATGAACCAGATCAAGGTCACAGAAGGCTGGGGTGCTTCTCGTAAGGCACTAGATAAACTGTTTGGTGGTAACAAAACTATTGATGTATTTAGCGGTATAGAAAATGATCTAAGAGGCTTAGGTACAAGCCAAGACTTTATCGAACTAATCGTTGGCATGGATCCAAAGGTATATGAACAGAAAAAGAACTCATTGTTTAAGTTTGACAACAAGAAAAATATTGTTGGACTAAAAGAAGATGCTAAAAACATTCAGGAAGCATTAAACTCAATAACTATGGGTGACTGGAAGTCTAGCATGGAAGCAGACTTCAAGGCTATTGAAAATCAATCAACTGCATTTAATAAGTTGGCAAACCTTGGAGTTCCAGTAGCAGAGGCATACCAATTAATTTCTGATAAAACTTTGGCAGCAGCCATTGCCAATGGAGTAAATGATAAAAGCCTTAGAACTTTGATTTCTAACTATAAACTTTTAACTGCAGCACAAGAAAAGTCAGCGGCAATTCAAGGAGTAAAAACAGATATCGCACAATTTAAGAAAAACACAATTCAAGAAGCAAGACTAAGATCAAAGTATGGGGCAGAAGATGCTTTTGCAATTTCATCCGATGAAAACCTACAATCAATGGAAAGCCAAATTGCTTCACAACAATCGAGATTAAATAAGTTAATAGCAAACGGAGCACCAACAGCAATTATTGTTAAAGCCCAGGGAGAGTTAAATGATTTAATTGACGATTTTACTGAAAGGCTAAATCAATTAAAGTCTACCGTTGAATTCATGCAAGGCTTATTTGATAAAGGTTTTAGCAATGCTATGCAGGCCTTTGATGTTCAGGAGACAGCCCTAAATATACAATTTAAAATAGATACAAAATCACAAAATGCAGTAATTAAAGAGGCACAAAATGCAATTGCAGCAATTCAATATGAAATAGATGACAAAGAAGCAGCACTAAAGGGTATTGAAGAGCAAGAACAAAAAATTAATGATAAGTATGATGAAAGAATTAAGGCTTTAGATGAAGTAGAAAAGTTAAACTCTTCTATTTCTAATCAGCAAAAGGGTCAACTAACTCTTGCTGAGGCCCTAACCTCTGGAGATATTTCAGCAGCAGCAAAGGCCGTACAGGATATGAGAGCCCAAGCAGCAGCAGATGCAGTAACAAAACAAAAAGATGCTGTAGAGAAATCTAGAGAATATGAATTGTCTAGAGTAAAAACTCAGGGTGGAAAAACTAGACTAGAACTTGAAAAAGAAATCAAAGATCTTCAAGATAAAATATTTAAAATTGAAGAAGAGAAACTAGAACCAGCACAAGAGTTTATTCGTTTAAGACAAATAATATTAGACAAAGATATAGAAGGACTTACGGTTCTTGGCAAAACAAAAGATGCTTGGGAAGCAATTAAAAATCAAGTAGACCTTGCATTAATTAAGAGTGCTGCATTTGTTGATTCTATGAAACTTGCACTAGAGACTCAAGCAAAACTTATTGCAGCATATCAGGCTCAACCAGGGAATACTTCAAGCAACTCTGGTACAACTGCAACACAAGGTCCAGGTCCATTTGTTCCAGATCCAAAAGCATCAACTGAAGGAAATAAAAAAGCAGAAGATATTAATAAAGCAGCATTAGAAAAGGCTGCAGATTATGCACCTGCTATTGCAGCAGCAGCATTTCACCCAAGCGCTAATGCAGCAATGGAAAATGGAATAATCGGGGCCCTGTCTATTGCATCACAAATAAAAGCAGCAGCAATTGCTGCAGCAGAAGCAATTAGTGTACAAAATCAAGCATCTAATCTTTCTAGATTTAAGGCAAAAGAAGCAGCAGATCTAGCAGCAGAGCAAGCAGCAATAAATGCTAAGGGCAGAGTAGGAAGAATGAATGGTGGAATAATTCCTAAAATGTTCTCTCTTGGTGGATTTGCTAAAGGCACAGATACAGTTCCAGCAATGTTAACTCCAGGAGAATTTATAATGAGTAAGTATGCTGTAGATACTTATGGCGTAGATACTATGAGAAAAATAAATAATGGCGAATCAGTTGGTGGAGCAGTGTATAATAATACATATACATTAACTGTTAATGCAAAAACAAATGCTAATCCAAATGAAATTGCACAAGCAGTAATGTCAACAATTAAACAAGTTGATGATAGAAGAATTAGAGGGGTGTCATTAAATGCCAGAAATTGATCCAAGAGTCACCTATGTTCAGGGTCGTAAAAAATATAACAGACCAAGCGGTATGCTGTGGTCTGAAAACTCTGGCACTCTTAAAGATGGTTTGTACATTCCCTATGGGTATGAAGTTGGAGTAGACCCAGAAGATGTTGAAGATCAAACCCTTCTAGATCAATTCTTGTTTATTACTGATGATAATAGACAGCCCCTTGATTTTTCAGAAGAAAGAATTGAAAAGCGTGAAAGAATGATTAATGGTCGCATGAGATCATATCACATTGCAGATAAAATAACACTAAGTACAAGTTGGAATTTAATTCCGTCTAGATCCCATGCAAACATTCCAAGTTTTGATACTGCTACTGGAGTTTCTCCATATGTATCCTATACAACTGATGGAGGCGCAGGTGGAGCAGATATGCTTGAGTGGTATGACTCACATAAAGGATCTTTTTGGGTATTTCTTGCCTACGATAGAAAGGGTATATTTAGTGGAACACCAGAACCATACGACCACCTTGGACAATACAATCAACTTATAGAAATGTTTATTAGTGATTTTTCATATTCTGTTGAAAAAAGAGGAACTAAGTTTGATTACTGGAACGTCTCAATAACTTTGGAAGAAGTATAATGTTTGAAGATAAAGAACTGCAAACATTTTTAGAGACTTCTCCGACGGTACGAAACAAGTCAATAATAACAGCAGAATGGAACATGAACATACCAACCAATATAAAACATATTGGTAACTATAGATATAGACCAACAGAGTCTTCTTCTCTTTATGCTTCACTTCCAACAAGTTTTGATATTAATGATGCTGGAAATTTTTATACAGGAGCGACAGATGCAGATGTTTTAGTAGATGGAACATTTGACAATGACGACATTCCAACAACATTTTTGACAAAGAAGGAAAAGTTAAAAACTCTTTATTCTTTAGAAGAATGTTTTAATCAGTTTAGACCAAGGTCTGGAATTAACAAGGCAGTGTTCTTTGAGAACGGGAAACTGCACCACCCCAATCTAGTCATGGCCGACAGACCAAGATACTATATGCCAGATAAAAATGATAAGTTTAAGTACTGGACTTCATACAGAACAGAGTCTGGTCAAGAATACGGGATTGCCTCAAAGGTAAGAGGTTCTCAAAACTCTATAGAAGATGCCTGTCCTTTTGTTGTCTATAAAGAAAAGATTCCAGCCAATAGAGTTGTTGTTAAGATGCAAACTCATACTGGAACAGAAAATCTAGGCCCCTTTTCGTCCCCAACTGGAGCATTTTCAGATCCATTCTTTGGAGAGTTAAATCAAAAGGTTCCAACTAGATGGAAAATTCAATTCCTAAAAGATTCAAACTGGCAGGATGTTATATCTTTTAATCCAGCAATACGAAGAGCAGACGGATCATCCGTCATCAAGAGTGATGGATATGTTGAAATAGCCTATGGACTAATTGTTCCAGATGAATGGAAAGCAAATTTTGTTTTTGCAGAAGTATACTCAAGTATTTCTTTGCTTCCCGAGCAGTCTGTAGTTGGATATGCTTATCTTATTAAAGAAAATGAAAACGATATAGGCAAGTTTTATATTTGGAACGGTACAGATTATACAATCATAACCCCAAAGTATGGTTGGTATATCCAAGATGAGACAGTAGACAGACTTACAAACTTTGTTGTAGATGCTACATCTCCAAATGTATTTACTAAATCCTTAGATGGAAAAGAACAGTACCGAGAATTTGAATACATCTCTGGAATTAGAATTGTCGTTGACTCAATGAATGTAAAAGACTCAACCTTTGACCTTATAGAAATATCTCCAAGACTTGTTTTAAATGTATCTGATAAAACTTTAGACTATTCAATTAATAAGAGTGCATCAGATCTTGGGCTAAGTGGTTTACCAGTTGGGCAGTTAATTGCATCTAATGGAAATATTAATATATTTGATTATGATCAAGCATTTAATGAAAACAATCAGTCAAGTATTATAGCAAAATATATAAATAGACATGTTCAGTTTAAGTTTTATGAAGTAATTGTTGATGTTGCAGGCTGGGATTACTGGGTTCCAATTAAAACACTATATGCCGATTCATTTCCCAAGCAGGATCTTATGAATAAAACTGTGTCCCTTTCCTTAAGAGATATGTATTGGTATCTAGAATCAATAACTGCACCACAAATATTAATGACAGAAGTATCTGTAAGTTCTGCTGTTTCTCTTTTATTAGACCATATTGGTTTTTCTAATTACACATTTAGAAGAGTGGCAAATGAAAAAGAAACAATAATTCCATATTTCTTTGTTGGGCCAGACAACAGCGTTGCACAAATTCTTCAAGATTTAGCGGTATCAACTCAAACTGCAATGTTTTTTGATGAATACAATAACTTTGTTATGATGAGCAAAGACTATATTATGCCAACAAAAGAACAAAGACCAACAACCTTTGAACTTAGGGGAACTAACGATCTGTTTCAAGATAATGAAATTAAAAATAAAACACTTGCAAATGCTAAACTTGCAAATGTGATTTCTGTATCTAGCCAGACAAACAATGTATACAATGATGGAGTAATTAATTACACAACAAGACATATACAAAGATCTATTGGCTCTTTAAGACAAGCAAGCCTCTTAGATGATGAAAGATTTTACACTTATAAGCCTGCTCTATTGTGGGAAGTGTCTGGAACAGAAAATACAAAGTCAATAAATAACGAAGTAAACAAGCAGTCTGCATATGTTCTTAGCGCTATACCACTAAACTCTAATCTTTTAGCAGATGTGCCAATTGTAAAAAATAACATTGTAATTAATAATACATTTAGTCTTGGTGAAGCAGCGTATTGGATTACAAGATATAATGGATATTTTTATTCACAAGGAGAAATTATAAAATATGATGCAGTTCAATACAACGTTACTGGTTTTGGAAATGTTTGGATAACTTCTACAGAAGACTATCAAAATTATTTTTCTAAACTTCCATTCAATGGAAAGATATATCCAACTGGCCTTGTAAGAATTTATTCTGAACCAAAATATTTTGAGCAATCTGGTGTTATTAGATTACAAAATGGAGAATTGCTGATTACTGGAAATCAGATGACAATGTTAAAGGTTGTTACATGTCATCAGAGTATTTGTTTCAAAAAGATTTAACTTTACCTGCAACCACCGTTGCATTATCTGGAAAATTAACTGACTCTGGAATATCTTCTGATGCTTTAGCAAGAACTTCATCTAGAAGCGGAATTATTAAAAACTTTCTGTCAACTTCTGTTGTGGGAGAGATAACCACAAATACTCAACAAGTCCCAGGCTCAGTTCAATCATCAGCACTTTCTTTGACTGGCCCAAACTTTGCTACTAAAGAAAAGCCAAGAAATTTTATTTCATATGTTCATAAATCATTAGAAGGAAAAAAGTATAAACACTTTGGAACAAGACTAAGAATTATTGGTAAGATTGAAAGCAATGAAGACCGTGGTCAGACAACCAATGGATCCTCAACTTACTATGTTGTAAATGGTTCTACACCAGATAAAAATATTAACGTTGCGGGTGGTTCTGCTGGAATTGCAGTAATGTTAAATCCAACAACAAATGTAGGATATTATTTTGAGATAGCAGCACTTGGACTAGGTAATTTGTCAGAAACAGATAGACAAAGCGTTAGTAATGTTTTTTTCTACAAAATAAAATCTGATAATAGTAAGGCAATTCCTGTTGGCCTTTGGGATGGTCTTGCTACAATTACTGTTGATGATGGAAGATTTACTGGGCAGTCAAGAGTTTTTGCTGAGGAAAATCCAACGGTATATGATTTAGCAGTAGAATATGAAGACATAGGAAAGACAAGAAGATTCTACTTATACATTAACGGCAAACTAATAAAAACAGTAGATGATAATGATCCACTTCCTATATATTCTAACATAGCATTATTTACAAGAGGATCTTCAAGAGCAATGTTTGAAAATGTTTATGCACTATGCAATAACTATTCTCAAAACACATCATTTTCTTTGGGCGCACCAGTAAATTCTGTATTCGGAGATTCTGAAATTGACGCTAATGAGTCTTTTAGAAAGTATGCCATTAGTGGTTTAATACAAAATACATATCTTTCTGGAATTGGTTCGTCAGAACCTCCAAAGTATGACATATATTTTGAAGAGTTTGGCAGCATTATGAGAGAAGCAGCAGTGTTTAATTTTAAATATGATAAGGCTTATCCAGCATTAACTGCAAAAATTTCTCCAACATTTAATAAAATAAAGGGGTATGTCGTTTCTGGTTTTAGAGCAGGATCATACGGTGCTGAGTTTATGATATTTAATGCAACAGACACTGCGCTTAGTCTAGACGAAACAAGTGGGAACTATTTAAGAATTCAGGGAATTACTTTTACACAGGAGTCAGATAACAACCTAACAGTTGATGAATATTTTAATAAGAATACTCTTGAATCAAGCCCACAGTTTGTTGCAGATAAATTAATTTCAAATCCTTTTAAATTTAAACAAGATTATCAAGATATAAAATTAAGTAGAATGACTTACGGGAAAAAAGATTTTTCACTAACTACTCCATATATTCAATCACAAGATGAAGCCTCAAACTTAATGAAGTGGATGGTTGAAAAAACATCAAAGCCAAGAAAGTCTATCGGAGTTAAAATATTTGCAATACCTACAATTCAACTTGGTGACATAGTAAGTTTAGACTATCAAGAAAATGGAATAAGTATGGCATCAAATGCATTGAGCAGATTTGTTGTATATAATATTGATTTTTCAAGAGGTCCAAGTGGTCCAGACATGACAGTATTTTTAAGTGAGGTTTTATAATGACAACAAGCGCAACAGCAAATCTTCCATATCCAGAAAGCGCATCTCAAGATAACTCAGTAAAAATTGCTACTCCAGATTTAATTCTTTTAAATGATGAGGCCATGTCTATTGAAATAATGACAGACCTTATATTTGAGGATATTGGAGGATATGAACTTGCCACTATATCTAGGCATGACCTGGTAAATGGGCAAAAGGTTATTTATACCCCGATTAAAAATTTAACAGATTTATATCTACAATACAATCCAAATAATGTTTTAAGACTGCAGGCATCTGATTCGTATCTTAAGTCTTTATCTTTATCTATATTTGACCATCTACCAGTTTGTGGTACAGGATATGATCTGGTGGATGGAGTTAAAGTGCCAAACTGTAAGTCAGTCTACATAGATCCGATAAGCGGAGACCTAGTTATTAACTTAGTTAATGTCAAAGAGGGCGAGCAAGCAGAAATTAATATATTGAACAGTGGAAGTATTTTTGATGATACAATACATAGTGGGAGTAATTAATGATAACTAATATAGGTAAAAATCTTTTAGCCAAGTATCTTGTGGGTCAGACACAATCATATGCCTCACACATTGCTGTGGGCTGTGGGCCTAGCCCAGTGGCTTCTGATGGGGGTGTTTTTGGAGACTATGCACTAAAGAATTCCTTAGATTTTGAGATGTTTCGTGTTCCTATTATTTCTAGAGGATTTGTAAATGAGGGCGGGATAGATAAGGTAGTATTAACAGCAGAGTTGCCAACAGAAG